CTTTAGTACTGCATTAGATAGGTATGCATAGTTCCAACTCTTAAACATCTCCCTTGCACTAACCTTGTATACCCGATAGGCAGTATCCACGTTACCATGTGCATTTTCACGGATAAAATACTCCATGATATGCTGGGTTTGAAAGTTAAGTACTGAATTATCTATATCTTCCTCTACCGTTTGTACTACAGTGCCACACCATCCGGCATCCATAAAAGCCATATGCATTTCACTGTAGTAGTTAGACCGTTCCAGTTCTGAATAGACTATAGCATCACGTTCATCCAGCCATAACCGTATCGGTTGTAGCTCATTAGGATAAAATCCCTCGGCTATCATCTCAGGAGTACGGTCGATAAAGGATTTAAACCAAGGATTACCCGGAGATACTATCTGTCCAAGGAAGCCGTCAGCCATAAGACGGTTGGCATACATAGCATAGCTTGAATGTATATCCGATCCTATGTCATCTCCCCTGTCAGTCATATTGTTCTCAGGGTAGTTGGAGTCAAACCTTCTGGTAGGCATGATGAGTTCGGATAAGGTATCCCACTCATCTTCCCACGGCTTACGCTGATCTTTTAAAAAAGCCAGACGTTTCTTTATATATTTAGCGAGATCCGGGTTGCTTGGCATACTATAGTCCGTAAGAGCTTCTTAGTTTTCTATAGGATGTGGTAGCTTTTTTCCTTGCTTGACTGATTTCCTTATTACTTACTGCCCTTTCAAATCTGGTAGACACTTCCCGTAACGGCTTCAAGACTGACCTTGGAAGCGTTGCCTTTTTGGCTCTTCTTAAAGAAGTCCTTTGCTCTCTTGATAAAGAGCTTGGTACATGGGTTCTGCTTTTAACTGGTTTTGGTTTTCCCCAACCTACTTTAATCAGCCTTCCCCTCCCTGTTACCGTTCTTCCTGATTTGGGATGTTCCGTCCTTGTTGTGACAAACCTACTTCCTATAGGTTTGTCATGATCGGAGCCCCAACGGCCAGACCAACCTGCTTGGCTGCTACTGGGGTCAAGTCTTCTTGTATGCTCAGCAATAGTAGGCCTGATGCTTTTTGTATACCCCTTACGACCACTATCACGTGCTGGGTTAGTAGGAGTTTTTCTTGCTGACGGTGGTAATCCTGCTGCTCGTCTTACCCTCGCCCTTTGCGAACTGGTTAAGTGAGATCTTGTCTTAGCCATTACGCAGGACTCTTGCCGTTGCTTGCACCTATACGCTTGCTTGGCTGTCGTGGTTTCTTCTGTTCATAGGCCACATGACTGTGACCACCTCTATCCGAGTCACCTATCGCTATTCCTCTTAACGGATGACTTGACTGTGCCTTTAAGTGCATAGCCATAATTTGTTTAGTTGGCATACATCCCTCCCTCTACCACTTTTTTTACTTCCTTTGTGGAGAATGGGTTATACTTCTTCTGTATCGTATATTTTTGCTTTTTATGCAAGGCTAAAAACGATTCTTCTGTCCTTCCTGCGTACCATGCCGCCATAGCAAGGCTTAATACAAGGTCATCATGGTCACCTTCACGCCATGCTTCGTAGGTATCATGCCCACTATCCCTGATTTTTACCCTGAAGTTCTGTAATTCAGCGACTAATTCGTCTATCAGCCTGATTTCCTGTGGTATCTTGATCCTCCCGGTCTGGAACAGTACCTGTAACGAGCCGACAAGGTCACGTTTCGGGATATTAAAGCCACTATCGTACTCGGACACCCTGTGTCCGGCGTGAATAGTCACCCCGACAGGACGCATACGCTCCTGCACCATGATATCCAGCACACCACGCCCCACTCCGGTGGAGTCAACCAGCATAATAGACTCCTCGTGCACTTCCTCATGCAGGGTCACACGCTTTATCTTCTCCACCACCTCTACATAGGACTGGTGGCGTATCCGTTCCAGCCAACGCAGGTGGTATTCACAGGTAATGATAGGTGCAGGGTAGTTAATAGGGGCTGACTTGTCTTCCTTAAACCGGGGAACACGCTCCAAGACAGATATCGCTGTGTAGTCGGATGACTGACCAAGGTCAACCCCTATGATGAACCGTTCCAAGGCTTTTCTCCAAATGCTCTGTAAGTTCTTCTCCGGGTTCTTCTACATATACAGGTTCGTCTTCTAAGTGAGTACCCAATACGTTATACTCCAGATGCTCTACAGCTTCCTGTCTAGTCATTTCCTGTTTCATCAGTATGCTCACCATTTTATTGTAACTATAGACTACACGGTCCTGCTCTCCACCTCTCGTTTCACCGATGATTGCTTCGTCAAAACCGTCAGCCAAAATCATTAGAAGGGTATCTGCTCTCCACAGTTGTGGAAGTCTTTGTAGTCTTCCGAGTTGGTCTGGTACTCTTTCTCCTTCCGTACCGAGTACTGCACCCACACCCCTACGCCACAGCCACGGTTGCACTCCCTCTTGAAAGGATACTTCTCCTGAGCTTTCTTGAGTTTATCCGGGTCTATAGGCTTAGGCGACAACGCCTGTACCTTCTGCTCAAGTTCCATAACACGCTTTAATATCTGGTCTAGTTGTTCCTGACTCACATCTTCTCCTTCAAACGTCTGTTTTATATCGGTTATTACTTCGTGAAATGCAGAGGCATCGCCCTCCACATCCTGTCTCTGATCCCTTGGTATCGGATTCTCCACGTATACATCTCCTATAAAGTGCCCTAAGTAAATAACGGCTTAACACTCTTGTCCCTTGCCACGTAAGCCGTACCCAGTGTCTTTACCGCCCCTATAGCGTCCATGATATCGTCGCTGTTAAAGTATTGTGACACGCTGTCCACGAACTCGCACATATACTCCTGCCGGTACAGTAACTCAGGCAGGGTGTATAGCTCCTCCCTGAGGAACTCTTCCCCGATACGTGGACACTGGGTTGCGGTAACCCCCAGCTTATACCATCCTCCTTTCTTATCTTCCCACGCCCTCCAGAAGAAACCCCTCTTACCATGCGGCGTAGAGATGTAAAATAATCTACAGGCAGGGTTTGTCGCCATCATCGGACGTACCACGGTAAGTACATCATCCGGTATCCGGCTAGCCTCGTTCATGATAATTATATCAGGTGCGGCAAAGCCACGGATATTGTCCCCTGCCGGTACTGATATTATACGTGATCCGTTGGTTAATTCCAACACTGTTTGTGAGTCAGCATTGGTAAACACTATATCCTCGTCCTGACTTTTAAATCTTTTAATAGTACGTAGCTGTTCCTGTGACTGACGCTGTGCAGGGGAGAGGATTAAAGTTAAAGACTCAGGAAAGTACTTGGCTGTATGCAGGGCTACGATACTGGTAATCGTATCCTTCCCCCATTGCCGGGTAGCGTTTACTATTACCCTGCGGTGGTCACTGTCGAGCAACGCCGTCTGCGTCTCGTCAGGTATTATCCCCAGCTTCGCCGAGTACATCGCCCGATCCACCAGCATCGGGTCTGACCTGTACAGCTTCAACAGTTCCTTCGCTTGCTCTGATAGACTCAAGTATCTTCCTCCTGACTCCCTCGTTCAACACCTTTACATTAACAGTACGGTTGTCTATGTTCAATACCTTTTGCCCCTGTGGCAACCTCTGCGGTGCCCACTCGGCAGGATGCCTCGCCTGTAACGCACGTAATGCCAGATGTCCGTCTTCCTTGGCGTGTTCATATACAGAGTTGGTCAGGATAGTCTTCTGGTCAGCCAAGGCTTTCCTTACCCCATCCTGAAGACTCCTAAACCTGCCTTGCTTACTATTCATCCAAGTAGACATAGCAGTACGAGACACCCCACTACGTATAGCCGCATCCGTAGGAGAACACGCATTGTCCCTTATACACCGTATAATATTAGCCTCTACCTCTACCGAGAATATACTCTTTCTTCCCATAACTATCCCATAACATATCTGTACTCTTTTGTATACCCCTAACACATGGGGGGTCTGTGGAAAGGTAGGCTGATTTTTGTGTGTGTGGGGTGTGGGTGATGGGGGTCTGGGGGTTCGTCTGGGACTCCTATAGCAACGATTTAGACTTTCCCTGTAGTGATAGAATATATGAGAGCTATAGAGATTAGATATCAGGTAGCCTATAGAGATCAGATATTAACATCCTATAGAAAATAGCTTTTTAAAATATTGCTTGACTTCTTATTTGCTACCCTGTAAATTGTTCTCTGACAGTAACGTTCAGTATCGATCTTTGAAATAGTGTTTCAGCGTAACCCATAAAAATTACATCAGCTTAGATGTAAGGAATAGGTGATAGGAAGCTCAGGATGTAGGTTAGGGGATATAAGCTACCCTAATAATCTTTTACTCTTGTACCCTATAGAATCCAGCTGAGACAAAATCAAATTCTTATATCCTTTTTTGAGTGCTCTATATGTCGCACTCTGACAACCTATCTAATAGGTAAATAAACAAAAGGAATATATATATATTATGATTAGCTCTATAGAAAAAATACAATCAATCTCTAGTTACGTAAAACACCTTAACGCCTTAGATATACCAAACGCAAAACGGTCACATCTAGACAAATCCGGCTATATTAGTAAGTTGGCACAGCTATCAGGTATAGAGTCCACTGATGGTGCTGTTTTTAGCGTTTTAGCTCTACTTATAGATAAGTGTATCCCAAACAGTAAGCAAAGAAATAAGACTTGTCGCATCGGATACATTACAGATCTAAAGGCTATAAAAGGAAAAAATAGCAAGCTTACAGGGTTCGAGTTTAAGCAAGATCTATTTAGTGAACAACTTAAGTCCCTATATCCTACACAGGAATACCCGTATACCGGTCAGGATTTTAGGAACTTCCTAGCAGTGTTTAACTGTACCGTAGACAATCGGGGTAAATTCGAGCCTAAAGGGAAAGCTGACCGTCCTACTTATACTATCACTATCGAAAGCGATATAAGACCGATAGAAGATTTGTCTAAGGTAGAACAGGCTAAGCTTGTTAAGGCTAAGAAGAAGGAAACTCTAGAGGACGCAGTTAATTCACTCGTAAAGAATGGTATGACTGAAAAGCAGGCACGTAACCTAATAGAAACACAGGTTAGTTCACTTACCTAGACAGTAAATTACATGACAGTTTATAGAGCACTCAGATAAGGATATAAGACAAACTAAAATTTCACATATATAAACCTTAGATAATACAATTGCATGGGATAACTTACGCCTGATCATAGGCGTAGGTATATCCTACGCAATACGTAGGCTCTAAAAATTCTATTATATACCTACCCCATATGCCTATCACTAGTGCGAGTCCTTCACACGTTAAGCGATCAGTAGTGCGAATACTCTAGCAGGTGTTTATTAGGGTAATTACCTAAACTAAGTTCGAGTCTTAGTTAGAGTGTAGGCTAGTCTTATACTAGTCCAAATAACATTAGAGCTACAGTAATATGTAGCGAGGAGATACAGTATGGAAAACATACTTATACGTGAAGGTTACAGACCTTTAACAGATATCAAGGGGTTCAACTTTGATAGTCATGGCATGGGTGTAGAGTTAAATAACGGTAAGGTAATATATACTACCAGCTTACCAAGAAAGCGAGGTTAATATGCAGGTAACAGAGACATCTAAATGTCCTTTAGGTATCAGTGATTTGAGTACAGTATGGGGACATAGACTAGACTGGAATTGCTTAAAGAGTAGATGCAGGTACTATAAAGACAGTACCTGTAGTAAGCAAGCAAAACCTAAGGAAGCACCTGCTAAGTTCGGTCTTACTAAACGTGTAAAGGTAAAGAAGTAGTGGAGTATACTTATAGAAAAATACTGGAAGCAATTCGATACTGCAAAAGATTAAAGCTAGAGAACGAAGCAGAAAGCTGGTGGATACGAGACGAATTAAACTTTTTTCTAAACCTAAAGGAGGAAGCTAAGAAGAATAAACCGGTGGAGTAGCTCTACTGGAGTAGTGGAGTAGCTCTACTGGAGTAGTGGAGTGACTCCACTCTAACTATACTAATATAACTAAACTAAATAACTAGGAGGTTAATAGTGTTTGGTAAGTACAAGAAAAAGATGAGGCTTATAGAGGGACTATGCTTAGGCTATCAGGATGACTACGATTCTTTAAGGCATAACGAAAGCCTTGGTAAGAAGTTAGTAACTGGTAAAGCAAGGCATGAGTGTACCGGTATGGCAGAATTAGCAGAAGAAATCATGGAGGTGATACATGAGTAACCCAATAGATTTGCGTACACCATGTGGAGTGTACTACACCTACGCAACTAATAAGGCTACTGGTAGAGAGGTATTAGTTATGAACTATTCCCATAAGGATATACCAAGTAGTGGTCACGACACGTTTAAGCAGTTGCTTGATGACCTTATACAAAGAGACACTTGCGATGGGTATTATGA